CACTAGCACGAACTTCTGCTTGACTTTGTTGACCTTGCCGGTAAATCGCACACCGGTTTTGGTGTTGACAAATGCCACCCGGCTACCAATCACAAAGGTGCCGGTGTTGCGGCGAGTGAGTTGGGTACGGGCAAACCTGATAGCGTCTGCAATGTTGTTGAGCTCATCATTGGAATAAGTGCCAGAAATAATTGCGCGGGCCATTTCGACTGCTTGCATAGTAGACTCCTTGTTGCTGTTTAAGTGTATATTATAACATTTCGGTGAATATTGGTCAACCGAATTCTGAGTAGATTTCCTGTTCGATTTCGCGATTCAACGCATCGGCCAGGTCCCGAGCCTGCTCCCAGCCATCAGAGGTGGGGTCAAATTCAGCACGGATATCGCTGGTGCGATTGCCCTCACCGTCGTCGGCCAGCACTTCAGTCACCATCCAGCTAGAGGACGGTGTATCATTGCCACGAAAAAAACGAACTTCAAACTGACTCATTTGGCTCTCCTGTTTGCTGTTTATGTGTATATTATAGCAAATAGGCGAATTTCGAGCAAGTACTACTCAAGTATTACTTTGTAGGTTTTCTAAGTAAGTTTTAAGGTCACTGCCTTGTAATTCGAGCCATACTGCATCTTGCTCGTCAAATACCACAAATTTATTAGTACGACCCCAGTAATAATATGGGCCCGGAAATAATCGTTCCAACTGTAGAAGATTTCGATTGGTCAGTGGTTGCTCAAGTTTGAACATGTATGTTTTGAGTTTGAGTTCTTTGACAGTAAATTGATACCCGGTCATGCTGAATCGCAGACTGGTATCGTCGGTGAAATTGTGCCACATGAATCTTAAAGCGCTTGCAGGCGTTTTAAGTTGCTCAGCAAATATCTTCGTGAGCTGACTTTGCGAATATCGTTTAAGGGAAGATTTTGTCGCCACTTTTAAGCAACACCACTGTGAATAGCTCGGACTTGAAAAGTGTATTGAGTTTCTTTGCCAAGTTGATGGCGTGGCCTGGATTTGAAAAACTGGTTTTCTTATACTTGGGTCCGGGATAACTGACCAGCATGTTTCCGGACTTCAAGTTGATTGGTTGACCATCAAAAAAGACCGCCCAGATTCCTTCGCTACTCAAGACTTGTTCGCTCTTGTAACTTACTTTGTTGACATGTTCAACTAATATGGTGGGTTTAGGTCTACTCATAATTTATATAGTATTTATCTACTTTATATGCGTAGATTATTTAAAAGCTGCCGCCATCCATGCCCACTGATACCACATCGTCCTGTCGTTTTTCTTGTAGTTTTTGACTGATTGTGGCACAATGATTAAGCAAATCAAACAAATCTGCATGTAAATTGCGGGCTTCTTGAGCACTCAAGATCAGTTGTTTGCTTTGGCTTTGATTCATCAGTTTAACTTTGTCGTTAAACATCTTTAAATGCATGGTGAGGTTATTTTCCATTGGACAATCTCAATTGTTCTTGCATGTCTGTTTTGTTGGTGTACGGGCCTTGGAATTCATAACGGTTCAGTGTGATGAACTTGGGGCAGTAACTTTTAACCCAACCGTTGTTGAATTTAATAATGTAGTAGCCGGCACAGTAATAGCTCTTACTCTTGCTGGTTTTGGTATACACCGGAAACTGATGTTTGACATCCCACATGGTATTCCATGCTCGGTTGCTGACCGGATATCCATAGACTTCCTGTTCTTGTGCCTGTGGCTTTTCTTTCTTAGACACAACCACATCAAACGAAACATTGTGTTCCTTGCTCAACAGTTTGATAGTTGGATATCGATGTCTGGATTGCTCTTGCACATAAACAAATCCTCCATCCTCCACAGCTTGGATTGTGGCAATTTTTTTGCCTTCTTCTTCAACAATCCAGAATTTGTTTTTAATAACAGGTCGAGCAATTAGTTCATTCATAATACAGTTAGTCCAACAATAATAATATATACAATTTGATGCGCCATTTGATCCAGTCCCAGATGATTCCAAAACTGCGAAGTTCGGATATCACGATTTCCGTAATTCATTTTAAGCCAATCAATATGATAGTGTAGTAAAAAATCCACTGTGGCCAAAGCAAACGCTAGATCTGTCTCTGCCCAACCAAGTACTGCCCATAGAATAACAAAAGTTGCGACTCCGTGTTTGACGCTGTGTTTGATGCCAATCCAATCTAGATAAATTCCTTTGTGTTTGACTTCTTCTTCCGTTTGATTCACAAAGTCTATATACCAATGTTTAATCTGTAGCAAGATTAAAACAAACATCATCACTAAAATCATTGTGAACTCCTTTGTCGAAATCTATATTCTCGGCGCAACCACCATTTGTAACGGGAAAAATATTCCGACAGACTAAGACGAGCTTCGCCCCAACCGTCATGCTCGTCACAGTTTTGTCGCCACAGTTCTTCTAACCAATTACGAAACGGTTTCATTACTTTGCTCCGATAGTCGATCCCACATGAGTTCCGAATCCATTACATGTGCCACAGGTTTGATCCAACCATGGGACATGGACTGCATAAGAATCTCTCGATATTCCTTGGGGCAGCTTTTGCTGATCTCAAATCCTGCTCTGGGACAACTCACAATACCATCTCGTAGCATGAAGTCTGCTTCACCCCGTCGAATAGTTTTAACACGACTGACCTGCTGTGAGAATTTCGTAGTCATGATTATTCCGGATAACTGGCACTGAGAAAAGCGCTGAAACTATTGGCCTGATCGCTGAGACGAGTAAGTTCATACTTGCCGCACAGCTTTAAGAAATGTGCGCCCACCATGGGCTTGTTCTTGGGCATAGATCCGGCAACGATTGTGGCTGCAATATGTGCTTTAATTTCGTCAGGCTGTGCTGTGAGATCAACTAAAACTCGATTGCGTTCGTAGTCGTCCAGGACTCGATGTTCGACTTCTTCGTGATCGGTCCAACGCTGAAGCATGAGATTGTTCCAGGCGAATCCTTTTTTATCTCGATCTGCATAGGCTTCTTCCAGACCGACTTTGTTCTTGCTGCCTTTGGTACGAACCCCGGGATAGGCACTGAATATGTTATCGGTCGGGTCGCCGCGCATACATTTTTCAAATAAGATCCAATCGGGATTGGGAATCTTCTTGGGCAGCTTGGTTTTCTTATCAATAACAGGTTTACCCTTCTTATCGAAAATACCATCCAGTGTATGTAGTTCGTCACTGATACCATTATACTGTTTGACATTTGCCGCCAACAGTTGGTAGAAATCAGTGTCACTGCTGACAATAATATGTTCGTCGGTGGGATGTCTTTGTATCCAACCTGCAATCAAATCATCTGCTTCTAATTGTGGATGTTGGATAACAGTACAATTGGTGCTGTCAGTAAGATATGTTTTGAGATCATCAAATGTTTCCCAAAACAATTTGTCTTCCTCTGCTTCTGCTTCGGTATGGGCTGCACGGGCCACTGCACGATTGGCCTTGTAGGGCTTGTAGTGATCCTTGCGCCAGCTGCGGCCTTCTAAACAGAATACCACATGGTCTGCTTTTTGGTCTCGCCATGCTTTGTTCACACTACCTAATGTAACATGAATAGCAAACCCTAACTTATCCCAAGTGTCGGATTGACGGTGTGCTGCATGACGAGCACGAAAGAATGTATTGGCAGTGTCAACTAGTAAGTATCTCATATGGTAATAATAGCATATTATATGATTCGTGTCAACGGTTTAATTAAATTACCTGCCCAGTCTTTGTGTGCAAGTTCATCAAAATAACCAAATTCATTTGGTACATGCTGTCTTTTGATCAGCCACTCTATATAATCACTGACAGGATATAGGATATGTTTGATATCCCGTTGTTTGAAATATGCACCAAACTCGTCAAATTGTAGTTTATCGTACACTGGCATGCCAACTATAACCAAAATTTGTTCATTGACCGGATTGTTTTCTATAAATTTTTTAGTTTGATCAATTACTGCTTGATTGGTATTATTGGCATCAGCTTCTACCAGTAGTCTGGCTTTTAATACGCTGGCTATATATGCGCCATAAGATCTTCGTAAATTTACAGGATGTGGTGCCCGCCCCATGTACCATAAATCAACATCGTCTTCTGCTGTGACAAAATTGGTTGATGCCATGGCCGCGGCGCTATGACCATCACCGTTGATATAAAGTATCATAATTTTTTAATATAAGGCAATAAAAATTCAGCCCATGCAATATGTGCATCTGCGCCATAATGATAAAATTCGGGATTGGCGGGAGTATAACCTTTGCGTTCCAGCCAAAAATAATAAGTACTCCATCGATCATACGGATCAACATAATAGTCGCCCCAATCGTATCTGGGTTTATTGTGAGTAGTCACATAATGAAAATGCGAATAACAATTAAAAAATAAATGGGGAATATTTTTATTTTTTAATAATTGATGAAACTGCCAAATTTTAGTATGATTTTCTTCTTCTTTACGATGCTGAAATTCTGGGGTCGCACTATCAACGACCCATTGCTTGTACTGAGCTCTTAGCTCTGGGTGTACAGTGTCGGCGCCGCTGGCAGTGATGTTATAACTGATATCACCATGACGCCAAGTTTCGCGTTCCCAAGTACTCCATCCAATGATAATATAGTCGGGTGTGTTATTTTCTAGTTGCGTCAGAGTTCTTGAGATAATAGAATCATTGCTGCAACCTGCAACTGCGTCACAAATAAAGTTTGCACCCAACCAATCTGCAATATGTTTACCGTAGCTGTGGGCTGGTCCGCCTGCATCGTGGCCAGCACTGTGACTGTCACCGTTTACATATAAGTTCACGATACTTCGCTGCGGCCCCCGCCTATATTTTTGCGTTGAACTGCGCCAACAGATCTAGGGTTATTAGCTTCTTGTTGCTCGAATGTTTCCATAACCACATTGCGACACACATCTTGAAACCATTGATCTACCATCTGTGCATCGTCTTTGCCTTTGTACCCTGCCCGAACTAAATTGGTAACAAACTTATCATTCCAGTCTAGTTCAAATGCGCCGTTGCCGATATTTTGCGGATCCAGTTCTACGCTGACAATATGAACCCACGGCTCGTTTCGTTCAGTGGCCAGTTCTTTTTCAGTCTTGACCACTACTTTTTCTTTTTTGGGTTTGGCTGCAGAATCATCTGCATTTTTCTTTTTGAAAAAATTAAACATTTTGAATATTCCTTATATACATAATTATCGTTTAAGTAACCAGATCAGATGTTCTGTGGTAGTGTGCCAATAATCTTCGATCACTGGCTCTCCAGGACCAGAGATGATTTTACGCCCACGATATGCAAACTTTAACCATATAAATTGATCACTGAGACTGCAACGATGTGGCAACCAAGCAAATTTAAGCTGCCAGTTGGCGACGCGATTATGCCAGTAGTAGCCATGGCTCACGATGATAGATGTAGTGTCAGTGGTGACACTAGAATTCAGT